ACTTTAATCTTACGAATGTCTTTTAAATACAATTGTATTTCTTCTTGATTAATTGGAATCCCCGAATTTTTTTCTTTCATATTATTTTGAGTATTGGTTAAGTAATTGTAATTCTTCTTCTGATAATGATTTAATCCCCTCATCGGCTAATTTATCAAATAATTCGTCAAATGTTGGTTTTCTTTTCTTATATTTAAGTTGACTAATATCATCATCCTCATCTTCATCAACAAATTCAGAAAAATCTAAAAAGAATTCCGCTCTAATGTTATTCATTAACATATTTCGTACCTCATAATCATTTTCATCACATATTTTGTTTTTACCTGACATATAGTCATTAACACCATCGTTAAATAGATGTTTTGCAACTTCATCTGGTAATCCGTATGACAAATTGTCATCTGTATATGGTAATAAAATATAACTTATTGTGTCAAAATCTAATATCATATCAACATAGTCTTTAACATCCAAATAGGAATCTAAAGTTGAGATTGTGTACACTGTCGATTCCGGACCAAAGTAAAAATTGACCTTTGGAACATCCGAAATAACACTTAATTCATCAGCAATTTGTTCTGCGAATTCTTGGGGGTTGTCGTTTTTTGTAAATACAAATAAAATGTATTTGGTTAAGTTCTCCATATGTTATACGTTTAAGTTATAAATTATGTTACAAATATAATATATTTTTTTTAATCAACAAAATATTAAAAGAATAAAACCCGTATTAGGGGTTTTATTACTCACCTTCGTTTTCTTCATCAATAATAACCTTTTTCTTTCTCTTAGCCAAAGCATCCTTCTTAGATAATAAAAATTTAACCTTTGGATTTGGATTTTCCTCAGTATAAGGGACTAAACCTACCATTCTACGATTAGATAAATTAACATATTCCTCATTAAGGTCAATACCTACATAATTTCTATTATTTAATTTAGACATCTTCAATGTAGTTCCACTACCACACATTGGGTCCAATATATAGTCACCTTCGTTAGACCAAGATAAAATATGGTCTTCCGCTAATGATTCAGGGAATATCGCCGGATGTTCAAAAGCTATCGAATCTTTAGACGAAAACCCCTTACCGTTATTAATATACCACACATTATATCTTGTACCAAACTCTGATATAACAAATTTATCAACTTTTTTAAGTGTTCCCTCTTTTTCTCGTTTAGATGGGTCACCAAAATTAGTGTGTCCCGCCCATCTATTTGGTTTATCTTTTAACAGATTAGTTGTTTTTGGAGTCCCTTTACTGAAAACAAACATATATTCAAACACTTGAGAGTACCTTCCTGTTTCCGGAAATGGAGCTCCGTTTTTATGATAAATCATTGTATCATATAACGTAAAACCAATCTCCTTAAATTTAAGAGCTTGTTTAAAAGAACTACCGGTTTCCCCTCCATTCTTAACTTGGTCATTCACTACCCACACAACAATACCACCTTTTTTGGTTACTCGATATAATTCACGAGCCATTTCAACAAACGGAAAACTGAACCCGTCTTCAAATGTTATTTCATCTTTAATTTTGCCATTATACGTCCTAAGATTATCATATGGTGGGGATGTAACCGTCAAATCAAACGTGTTATCGTCAAATTCTTGTAAAACTTCAATTGAATTACCTAATATTATTTTGTCCATTCTTTTTCTTTTAATTATAGTTAATTTTAAACACTTTTAAACATAATCCCCATATTAGTTTTTTTCTTTCTAAGAGTTCCACAAATTAAGTTATTATCATAATTTTTATTAGCTTTAAAGGTTAAACTTGTCCAACTACTATTATCTTTAGCTTCTCCCTCCCACTCACTTTTTTCAAGACTAATTATCATTGCGAAAACACCCTTAATGTATTGTTTATTTTCTTCAACTATTGTATCTCTATCAACCTGAAGACTAATTAATAAATAATCATTCACTTTTTTAGTGGAATGAGTCGCCCCAGTAAATGTTGAGTCGCTTTGAGTAACTTTTATTTCCAAAGCAACAATATTTCCATCAATCGAAAATATAACGTCAAAAGATTTTGTTTTTAAAACAGAATCTTCATCTAATTCTTTTGCTGATAAAATTTTAATATTTGCCTTGTCATAATTTTTAAAAAAATCATTAGCTTCGAAAGCTAAATAAGATTTAACCCCGTCATAAGACAATCTACCTGTCGATAAGACTGTTTGTTGTCCAGACGCATCTTCTAAACATTCTAACAATCCATTAATTGTTAACCCTCTTAATCTTGCGTTAGGGAAAATTGTTGTAGGGATTGCCTTATCAATGTATTTAGCAATATCATCAATCATTCCCGATTGTTTTATATGGTCTTTTAATATTTCAACGATGTTGTTCATTATTTTTATGTTTATTATTTTATATTAAAAATATAGTTAAAATAAAAACACCCATCAATGATGGGTATCTTTTTTATTGAGAAACATAACTAATATTTTCTTCTTTTTTAATCCTGACTACATTGTCCGCCCAATTCGTGACTAATGGGTTATGTGTAATGACGAATATCTTCTCAAAATACTCTTTAATCTTGGTAAAGAACTCTGATACCATCTCCAAGTTATCATTGGATATCTTACCAAATACTTCATCAAACACCACAACATTGGCTCTTGGCAATGAACAGATTTTACTCAACACCGCTCTCAACGCCAATGAAGCAATTGACCTTTCATATCCTGAACCGGATGACATTGGTTTCTCTACTTGAGTATTGTTATCAATCATGAGGAAATCAACCTCATTCTTATCGTTAATCTTAACTTCCAATCTAAAGTGGCAACTATTCTCTAATAACCTTTGTAATTCACTATTGATAAGTGGCATCATTGTTTTCATTATAAGTTTGGTCACCCCATTCTTACCGAAGATTTCCAAATATATTTTATAGATTCGTTCTCTCTCGGCTTCTTCACCAATTTTTTTAATTGTCTCCAAGTTAGATGTAATCTTGGTTGTAAGATTGGTTATTATAAATTTGTTGTTAGAGACACTGGTTTCTATAGTTTTTTTCTCACCTTCAAGTTCATCTATTCTAATTCCGGCTTTGATTAACAATCCATCAGTTTTATTATTTTCAATAACCTTATCCTGAACTTCGGTATATCTTTCCAATTTGGTTTTCAACGCCTCAATCATCAGTTGGAATCTCTCAACACTTAATTCATATTTCTCTTTAATAAGTTTGTTTTTTTCATACTCATCAAATTCTTTTTTAAGATTAACAAACCCGAGTTCTTTGCTGGTTAAATCACGCATTAACTCCTCTAATCCCCCTTTGTGCGTGATAAACCCCGCAAGCTCGCCAATTTTTGCGTTGGTAATTGAGGCGTTCATAAGTTCAATACCACAATGTTCACATTTGATTCCACCATCAACAGAACTTTTAAGTTCCTCAATGTTTTTAATCTTTGCGTTGTTATCGGCTTGTTTAGTAATCAAATCCTTAATCTCCTGTTTAACCTTATCGTGTTTGTCCTCGTGGTAAAATTCGGATGGTTCAACAACTTTAACTCCGTCTCTATCAGAAATAGATTTAGATTTTTGGGTCGCCAACCCAATAATCTCTTCTTGAACCTTGTCCGGAGATATCATTGTTAATTCCTTGTCAATGTTGTGTTTGGAATTTAATAACCCATCACGATACTGTTGACCTTTAAGAATCCTTTCTTTAGTATCATCCAATTGACCATCCAATGTAAGATTAGTTTCCGTTAGATTATCAATCGTGTCTTGGCTGGTTTGGTTATCCGTTTTAAGTTGTTCCGAGTTATAGATGTTAGACAACATTCCTTTTGAAAATTCACTATAAATTTCTTTTGCCGCTTCTTCCTTACGCTTAAGAAAATCTAACCCCATAAATCTTGAAAGAACCTGACCCCTCGCTGTAGGTTTGGCATCAATTAGTTCTTCCAAGTTAGTGGCAGTGGTTAGGATGGTCATTAAGAAGTCCTCTTTAGTTCCGATAGATGTTTTGATAAACGTCTCGGTTTCTCTTCGTTGTTCCCCGGTGAAGTTCTGCAAACTACCATCAGACAATCTTTTATAAAAGTCCAACTCGGTCTTAACCGTCCATTCGTTTTTCTTTGATAACTTTCTCTCAATATTTCTCAATATGATATACTCATCACCATCAATTGTAATTTCACCCTTTACAGCAACTTTATTTCTTTCGGTAAATCTATTAAATATCTCCTCGGCTTTGGATGTCTTGGTGGTCTCATTAAAGAATAAGAACATAAGTAAATCCACGGTAAGAACCGTCTTACCTCCAAAGTTAGGTGGGTTTGATTCAACAACCGTAATACCATCACACTTCTCAAAATCTATCTTCTGATTCTCACCATAGGATAGGAAGTTTGAGAACTCAATATTTTTGATATACCATCGTTTAAATGGTGATGCGTCGGTTTGGTCCTGTAACAATTTGTTATCCACAATACTATTAAGCTGGTAGATATCATCGTAGTGTTCCATATTCCCTTTTGACTCCAAGAATGAACGAACTAGTTCTAATTGATAGTTCTCATCCAAAATGTTAAAGGATATGTCTACGGTATGCGTGGTGTCGTCAGCAACCTTTGTTTTTGTTATTACATTAACATTGGTTGTGTTATACTTCTTTTGGAAGTAATGACGAACACTCTTTATTTTTTCTTGTGTAAAATTTTCTGCATAATCCTCCCACACAATCTGTAGGTAAGGATTATCAAAGTTTGTGATATCTAAATCTTTTATCATTATTGTGTAATTAAATTCTATCGCAGGATTAAATAAATCCATATTTTTTAGTTCACTTCTTCAACCTCTTCTTGAATGGCGTCTCCACCGTCTCTCCTATCTTGAGCTTCCAACACATTGTCTAAATTCCAACCATCATAAGCGGTTAATTTTACACAACCACCTTCCATCCAATAGTATTCCGACATCCATTCATCCCATTTGGAATCAACTAACTTAATGAAGTTCTCGTCATTACCTCTATCTCGGTATCGTTTGATGAACTCCTCTTTTCTATCACTATCCGGATAAACCAAATAGAAGAAAATACAATTATCCAATAAAGCGTCTCTAACTTCTTTATGTGAAGACACAAAGATGTATTTGTATTTACCAATATTCTCTTTAATATGGTTTATGTAGTTCTGTGGAAACTCTATATTTCTAACCTTTTCACCACCCTCATTAACAACCCAGCTAAAACCACTTGAATCGGAATCCAAAGTGGTGTTAGGGTTGTTTATATGATAAGTTGTTTTTCCTACTCCAGGAAATGCGGATACTATTTTAGTTCTCAACTTCAACTTCAGGTGTTACTATCTCAGCCTCAACGATGTTAATATCATTCACATCGCCTATAACCTCAGCGTTTATATCCATTGTTTCACCATTTTCAGTTTGGTATTGAGCTTTCATTGTTTCCATTTGTTTCTCAAACATTTCGGTATACTCCGCTTGAGCTTTCTTTCTTAATCCTCTAAGAGAGTTATTTCTTGTTGTAACTCTTGTTTTGTGAGCCTTTGCTCCACCTCGTAATTTTGACTTTGGCATGATTGTTTTTATTTAATTGTTATTATTATTTTCTTTAAATCTTTCAGGTATAATTCTATTAGTTAAAAATTGAATTAACTCATCACCTCTTAATTGACTCATACTGAAGTTAGGCGGAACTAAACCCATTTCATTTTCAACCTCTCTTTGAACCTCTTCTAAAGTTATTTCCGGTTCATTCTCAACTTGTTCTCTTAATTCTTGAGTTAACATATCAGTAATTCGTTGATATGGATTTTCATTTGAACCCTCCATTTTAGACCGTTCTATTTTTTCATCTGTTGAATCATCTCTATACATTTCCAACCATTCAGGTCTCTCTTGGACTTGGATACTATCCACCTTTTCAATCATTTTTTGAACCTCGGTTTTACTACCTTGTAACATTTTAGATAATTTAACTTTTCTTTCAATTGATTTGAATCGTGAGTAAAAATCCCCCGTAATTTCATCAAAATTTATATCTATCTCATTTTGGTCCAAATATTCAACAATATTCATAACCTCAACACATTCATCACTGAGACCCATATCAATTATTAATTGAAAAAAATCCACACATTTGATTACTTTTCTAGTTTGAGTTTTTTCTTTCAAATACTTAATTACAAAATCACCTAATTTACTTTCCATATTTTAATTTTTTGTTGGTCTGTTTTCTTCAAAACAAAACCATTTTTTCTGAATTCGTCAACTTCTTCATCTGAACAATCTTCAATCCATTTAATATCAATATCAATAAGTTCTGTTTCAAATTCACTATCATAATTTATTTTAATTTCACCCCGTTTGGCAAATGGTATTAAACCATTTTTTGGTATTTTAAAATTTTTATTCATATGTTTTCATTTAATATTTTGTAATTCCCAATCAAAATTTTTTCCCCTTATAACATCATCTGTTGTTAACTTACTGTTATGTAAATCCCAAATAACTTCAATCTTTAAAAATGGGTTAAAACCACTAATTAATACAAGATATTTTTCATTATTGTTTGTTTTGTTAGTTATAATATAATAACCACTTTGAAATTGTGTTTCCATATTTTAATTTTTCACTGGTCTGTTTTCCTCAAACCATTCAACAATAGAGTTTATTATCCACACAGCCCCTGATGATAATAAACCATCAAAGAACCAAGACACATTTTCGGAAATACCGAATAACTGGTGTATTGGAGAGTATAATAAAAAACTCAATAGGAATCCACCCCAAGTACTAAAACACATCGGACAGGTTAATATACCTGAGATGAAGTGTCCTAATCCGTTAAAAGGTGTGTATTGGTTATTTCCCCATTTTTTAAAGAAATCTCTGAGTCCCTGAAAAATTGACCCGTATACCATAATGTTCATAAGCCCGTAGCTTAAAATGAACCAAACTAATATTTCCATATTATAAATTTTCTGTTAAGTTAGAACCTTTCATATAAACCGCGCCACGCTCCATATTACTTGATTCCAATTGTTTATTTATTTTTTCAAGCTCTTCTATTCTTGTGTTCTTTAAAGATAGTTCTTTTCTTAATTTCTGTAAAGTTTCTTGGATAAGTTTTAATTTATCATTTCCGGAATCAACCTCAACTATGACTTCTTTAATCACCTCAACAACCTTCTCTACCTCAATAATTCTATCCACCGGAACTTCCTTAATCACCTCCACTATCTTCTCAATAATAATTGGTTCAGGTTCGTCCCTTTTTTCCTCTATAATTGGGACGGGATTGTCGTAAATATATACTATTTTTTCGACAGGAACTTCAACTTTTATCTCCCTAATGACTTCTCTATCAACATATTTGATAATTTCTATTTCCGCGGGTGGGCTCGGAACTTCTTTAATGACTTCCACCACCTTAATCACCTCAACCTCTTTGATAACTTCAACAGGAACTTCTACCCGTATTTCACGGATTACCTCAATTTCTACCTGTTTTTCCTCAACAATACTCGTTTTTCCCGAATCATCACCAAGCAGACCATATTTAGTTGTGTTAAATCCACCAGTAAAACATTTTACGATGAATTTATCAATGTCCTCAATATCGTTTAATTTACAATACTCATTGACACTAGTTAATTGACTACTTGTTAACACGATTTGCTTCACGCTCTTTGTCTTCTTGTTCTATTTTTTTAAGCAATTCTTCCCACTCCTCATCGGAGTATTTATGTCTAAGATTTCCCATTATTTACCAATTTTTCAGTTCCATTTATTATATCGTCAAATGATTTCATCTTAAATGATAAGAAAGGTTTTGGATTATCCAAATCAACAAATGAATAATCATCTGTCTCAACATTATAGATTCCGAATCCGTGTTTGGTTATTGTTTCCCCATAGTTCTGTTGGATTGTAGAACCCACCATATACGCCTTCTTACCACCAGGGATGTTAAAAATTTGTCTTTTGTGAATATCACCACATAATACTAAATCACATCCGTTAAACTTATCTGTTTCAAATCCGGTTTCAAACTTATATCCGATGTCAGTTGTTAATCCTTGAACTGGTCCGTGAAACAACCCAACCTTCAATCTACCCGTTTTTTCAATCTCAGGCGGAATGTTATGGTCAAGTAATGAATACACCACCCAATCAATATTATCATCCTCGTATTCCCCTCTATTCTTCAAATAAACGATGTTGTCGTTCTTTAATGAATCAATTACCGGTGTAAGAGCATCCAACCTTGAGGAGTTACTCTCCAAAAAGTCGTGATTCCCAATTATAACTACGGTTTTAGCAATCTTGGAACACTCCGTAAGAATCCAAGCAACGAACTCAATAAGTTCAGGCGTCATTTGGTTTTTAGAATGAACTAAATCTCCGGTGAAAACAAGCCTATCCGGAGCAATTTCTTTAAATTGTTCCAACATATTATTCAAGATACCACGATATAAGTCGTGGTCTTTGAATAATCGTATATGTAAGTCACTAAAGTGAACTAATTTTTTTATCATATTATTTTTCAATTTTCCAATTTAATAATCCCCATACTAAAATTAAAGCAGGTATTCCTACCCACCATAACCATTCATCATGACATTTAACACCATTAATTGACATAATGATATATGTTATTGTTGGTATCCACCACAATGACGCAGTGCAAGGAGCACAAACACCTTCTTTTTTAATTAATTTCATTATTTATCAAATAATTTAAAATCCTCATTGACGTGACCACAATCATCACAACGATAGGTTGGGAATGGAACAATCGTATCTTCCTGACTTCCTGTTAATAATTTGTTTACTTTTTTTATCATAACAACTTCTTTGAAGTAGATGCTTCCACATTCTTCGCACTCAAGTGTTGGTTGTTTTTTTAAATCAATCTTTGGTTGCAATAAATCGTCCATATGTTTTTTCTTTTAAATTTAGTTGTTAATTACTTACTAGTCAAATATTTTTTCATATCCATCTCCAATATAGTCTCCTGAACTCCTTTTGGGACACGGAACTCTTCATACCCACCATTTTCTTTCACAAGAACAATAACACACCCATACAATTTAATGTTTTCGTATTTAGTCCCTTGCAACATTTTAATAAGGAGTTTTCCGTAAAAAGGTAATTGAGTGAAGTAATGACCCAATGCGTTGTTTGGTAATTTATCAAATGGTTCATACATTCTTTTAGTGAAAAATGACTCCTCAAAATTCTTTGGTTTATTACTTTTCCAATCTGTTATCACCAAACCAAACTCAGTTTGTTCTTTATTCATTATCAACCACACTTTATCCGGTTGACCAGTATATTTTAATTCAGGGTCACCCAATACAATCTCCGTATCCAATAACACAGCACCTCTCTCAACCATAAGGTCTAAATAAGCGGTTCCCGCAGATATCATACTATCACCCTTTAATACTTGGGTAAAATCACATTCAAAGATTGGTTGTCTCACCTCTTTGTAATCACCAAACATCTCTATGGTTTTCTTCTCCAACATATAATGGACTCTACTACCCATATTGGTTGAGTAATCACCAGCGGCTTTCCATTCATCTAATAGTTGTTGCTGAATTTTAGGGTCTCCCTTGGCTTTCTTTAGTGAGATACCTTCAGTATCAAACTCTTCGTAAAAGTATTTCATTACCTTACTAACGGAGGGATAATTATTTCTAACAACACCCGTCTCATCTTTCATATAATAAGTGTGGGTGTCTTCAACAAAGGTTAAATCAAGTTCCTCTCTTCGTTTATCCAACAATCCTCTAATCTCTTTAGCAACCTCGTTTAAATCTATTTTCATATTATTTTTCAAATTTTGTTTTAAGATATTCAATTAGATATTTCGCATAACTAGTTAAATATTCATTACCCTCAAAGGTGAATACTGTAATGTTGTTTTGAATAGCGTTTTGGTACTCGTTTTTTAAATTTTTGAAGGTCGTCAAATCAAATGAAACTGTGTTGGACATAACTTATTGTTTTAATGTTGGGACAAAGTAATAACATTTATTTCATATAACCAAATAAAATCTACTTTATTTCATAATAATATTCATCAATATTACCCCTTAAATCCGCAACATCCTTATCATCAGTTAGTTTAATGATTTTTATTTTACCATATAATCTACCCCCATTTAACTGGTGATACAATTTAACCGAATCTTTCCAAGCATCAGAATCAAGACAAATGGTAATATCATTAATTGCTTTCTCATATAATGTTTCAAATAATAATTCTGACATATGTTTTCCTAACATAGGAATACTATTGGGTAAGAATAACCCATCAAACACTCCCTCAACAATAAAAATAGGTTTAAACCAATCGATTAAATTTTCATTAAATATGATTTCATCTTTTGGTGTTTCAGGGTTTTTATATTTTGCTCGACTATTTGGGTCCCAACTTCTAGCAATAAAATAATTTAAATAACCTTTTTCATTGTATGAAGGTATAATTACTCTACCACCGAAACTACCCTTATCACAAAAACCAATACCGTACTTTTCAATAATATCGTCACCAATACCACGAATTTTAAGATAATTGTATGCCTGATTCCTAATTGGATATCTTGGACTACTATCTTTGAATAAAGTAAATCCTTCGGGAAGAACTAACCTTTTCTTTTTTTCTTCTCTTGGTTTATATTCTTCCGGTTGGAGAACATTATAAATTTTCTTTTGTTTTTTATTACCATATAAGTCAAATAATTTACCTAAAGGACCTTTGGTATTGTCCACATCTCCGCAAGACCAGCACTTATAAACATGCTGAAAATAATTTACCTCCAAATTACCTTTGTGTTGCCCTTCATCACAATTAACACAATCAAACGATATTTGACCTTTATGCCCATAGTGTTGTTTCTCGTCTCCAAGTATTTCTCGTAATAATTCTATTAATATTTCCGCATCGTCTGACATAAAGACAAAGATAATAATAAATTTTATAATATCCAAACTACACAAGTTTTATAAACCCTTTATATTTATAAAATATATCATAAAAAAAATGCCAACAAATATTCATATCAATAACATAACGGGTGCAACACCATTTAATATTTATTTGTGTTTTCCGTCAAATACTTCTTGCATCTATATTGATACAATACCATTGTCATCATTACCTTACGATTTTCTGGTTCCCTCAATATTAGAAGGTGAATTATCATATAGTTTAAAAGTTATTGATAATAATGGCTGTGTATTTTATCAAAATGTGGTTATTGGTCCACCACCCGCTCCTACTAACACACCAACCCCAACACTTACACCAACAGAAGGTAGCATACCTCCATCTCCCACAATGACACCAACACAAACTCAAACACCGACGCCGACAATGACTCAGATGCCGGGAGCATCTCCAACTCAAACACCTACTCAAACACCTACACCAACACCAACACCAACTCAAACACCAACTCAAACTCAAACACCAACTCAAACTAAAACACCAACATACACACCAACGCCAACATCAACATCACCTATATCACCTATACAAGAATACTGTGTAAATTGGACAGCATCAAATGATGGAAATATAAAAATGTCTACCGTTGGTTACATAGACTTCACAACAGTATTAGCGGGAAGAACTTTAAAACCAAGTCCTTTTTCTGTTGGAACAATTACTGGATATGTAATTGCAGGTATGAGCCCTTTTACTTGTTCTATTCCTATGACTTTTACAACAACTAAAGCACAATGGAACACAGATGCACTTCCTGTAGAAACGAATAAAGTATTAACTTCTTTAATATACACCGTTGAGACAATGTTTAGTGATAATAGCGATTATTTTATAACTGATGAACAAACAAACGCCATTGTTATTCCTGGACAAACAACTTCATCATATAATAATTGTATTCCGACAACCCAAACGCCAACGCCAACTCAAACATCAACACCTACTCAAACACCCACACCAACTACCACTACTATTGCACCTAACTCTAATTTTATTAATTTTTCAACTTTTACTGTTGTTCCAGATTCTCCTTGGTTTAATAAACCAAATCCATATACAGAAATGATGGTTGAAGATACTGAAACATTAAGTGCTCGTTATGGAATTATAACAAACCCTCCATTTACTGGAAATATATCAGGTACTCTAGTATTTAGTTTAGGAACTCAATTTAATTTAGCAAATTTAGCATTTAATATACTTATTTATAAAAATGGAACATTAATAAATACTATTCCAAGAACAACAACAACTACTCAAAATTTTGTTGAAGTTTTAAGGATAACAGATATCGCTTTTGACTCTACTTGGTTAGGGGATTATAAATATAAACTACAAAGTAATTTTGCCTTAACTTTTAGTAATTCCCAATTAAGGACTTTATTATATTACACCAATGATGACCCCCAATTGGAATATTATCAATCAAGATATACTCAAACAGTTAATCAATTTTTAAATTAAAATTATAACAATGACAGTACTAATAACATTATCAGGAGTAGGAATAAACAACTTCATCATATTAGGGTTGTCCAACTAAAAAAAACAAATAAAAATAATATAATATGGCTTGTAATTCAATATATTGTATAAGTAACACCGGAATATTAGGCGCTGACGACACATACATATCAGGAGGAACATATAACGATAACACCTATTGGATAGGTCAAACCAACAATTGGGCAATCTATTACTTAACTGGAACAACCAATCAATGGTGTTTATCCAACACTTTGGGAGGTACTTGTTATTTATCCGGTAAATCTCCTTGTACAAGTGATTGTCCTGACTTATCTAGTGTTTATGTCTTTAACGGGCTATGTTCAACACCAACTCCAACACCAACAATTAATTGTGAGTCATTGGATTTTACGGCCGTGTTAGAATGTGGTACCATTCCATCGCCAACTCAAACTCAAACTCAAACTCAAACATCAACACCAACATCATCATCACCAATTAATTTATGTTCCTTTGTAGGTATTGACGCATATGGTTATAACATTCCATTAACACCTACACCAACACCTACCGTTACACCAACATCATCATCTATAATTGAGAGGAATTGCTCTTTTGACGCACCAACAACTTATAATATCATCGATGATAATATAATATGTCCTCAAAGTTATATATTTCAAGATTGTTATAATGGTGAGATGTATTCATCAACAAATTTCATAAACTCAACAGATGTTGACTCAATAGAAAAATTCCAAGTTTATTTAGCCTTGGTAAATGGTTTACGTAAATGTATATCTTATTACGAAAAGAGTGACACTACGTTGGGTGGTTATAATATTGAATTAGTGGATGGTCCTTTTGGGCTTAGTTATCAAGGTGACTGTGTTTTTTGTGAACAGGTTGCAACACCAACACCGACACCAACGCCAACTCAAACACCAACTCAAACTCAAACACCAACTCAAACTCAAACACCAACACCAACTCAAACTCAAACACCAATGCCAACACCAACACCAACTTCAACTCAAACACCAACTCCAACACCAACCAAAGCCGCCGCATCAATACCTTGTAATGGTTCATTGAGTGTTGCTGGTCAAGCGGGGTATTATGAAATAATAAGTAATGTTGGTACTAATATTGGACAAACGTCTATAGAATTTGACTCTCGAAATATTCCAGATAGATTCCAAATATATTGGAATGATACTTTAGTCGCTGATTCATTATTTGTTGGTGACCAACTTGGTACTGATTATAGACAAACTGTTATTAACCAAATAAAAAGTACTACCTCATTAAACAAATATAAATATGTTCGTGTAGGTGGAAACGCTTTCGGAGGGGCTTGGCAAACTGATGGTCAAATTAGTGTATCATACGGAGATGGCGCCGTAGCCACAAATACACAGACAAGAGCAAACGGAAGCTATGGGGGCCAAATAGGTGTTGTCGCAAATTATCCGAGCTCAGGGGCTTTAAGTTGTGATGGAGACATTCAATTATCATTTAATAAAACATTGGCATTTCCATCAGATATTAGAATAGCAATATTTGGTACTACAACAGATACCCGATGGTACATCAATAAATTAACTTGTCCGGCATAATGATTATATCTACACAAATAATGGTATTACTCACTACCTCTTTAAGACATTTGACTATTTAATTAGATTAATACAGGATTAACAAATAAATTAATAATCACAATATTTATAATACATGGGATTCATATTAAAAAATACATCGGGGTTAATTAACACTAGATTAACAGACGCAGCAAGACAAAAACTATCACAAGGTAGTTTCAACATCTCTTATTTTCAAATAGGTGATAGTGAAGTAACCTATAACGCTTTTGGTCAATTAAATTTATCAAGCCTTAATATATTAGAACCAAATTTTAATTCTCAAAATAAAACCCGTTCTCCTCAAGAAAATAAACAAAACATTAAATATCCTTACTATGTAGATGGAACTGAAGGCAACACATACGGAATACCTTATATGTCATCCGATGTTAGTCCTATATACAACAGTGCAACAATGAGAGGTTTTTTTACTGGTAAAACCACAAATGGAACTATAAGTAGCTGGAGCGCACTAACAGATAACCAACATGTAATTAATTCAAATTATGTTATTGACATGTCATCATTAAGTGGCGAAACTTCAACAACTATTAAATTTTCAGGTTGTAACACCAACATAGTTAGACAACCCTCTATTGGCGATTTTATCACAATTTATTACGATGGAAACGGATATAATAATTGTTCTTGTGATTTAACACCTATTTCCCCAACTCCGACACCAACACCGACACCAACACCATCTTATGATGAATGTGCTGTATACCCATATCCAACACCAACCCCATCATCATCTTGTTGTATAACTCCCACCCCAAATTGTGGTCCAGAACCAATAACAAAATGTGTTATGTCAGTTTCTAATTGTTACGCAATGTTAACATATAAAATTGTTGATATTTGTAATCTAGTATTAACTGTTGATAGGCCTTTACCAAATTTCGCTAACTTACCTGAAAGTTGTTATTACGCAAGAACATTAATATACCCACCAAATATGACATCATTATATGATAGTGTAACACCTTCACAACATTGGAGTGAAGACATTATTAATTTTGAATCCATTTGTACTACAGATGAATTTGATGTTAAAATTTGGAACATGAACATCCCTTGGTCTGAAAGTCCCGCTGGATTAAATAATGGTGTGTATAAAGATTACACTAAATTTGGTTCAACATCTTATTTAGGTACAAAAGAATATTTAGGGTATATGTCTAATAGTGGACAAACCATTAACGACACGGTTAATTATGTTAACTCACTTGGTGATGTTATTATAGTACCACCTAAAGACCAAAAAGCAATTTCAATTATTCATTATACTAATCAAAGTATAGATTTATTTTATGGTGAAAAATTTGCATTAGAACCATACGACAATACAACCCCTGAAGATACAACAGGTGAGGCTAGAAACTTTAAATTACACATTCCAACATTAATGTGGCATAAATCACAACCTTTTTGTTACGGACAAACTTTTTGGGTTGACCCACCTGGATTTGATGATTTAAAATTATTTGATGTTCACTACATTAAATCAACCAAAAATTCTGGTATGAATCAACCTGGTATTAGATATTATAATTTATGGGACACAAACGCTAACGAAAACGAATACCCTAATAGGGTTGGTAAAGTATTTCCTGACCAAAAAATTATCGTTATTGATGATGAGGAAATCATCGCAGCTTTATCTTATAAGTCAAATAGAAACTGGACATTACCATCACCAAGAATATCTTTAATCGCCCCTAATACTTGTGAAATAAATAATGGGTCAATATCTGTAGATGGTGTTCTATCCGGTTCATCTGAATATATGTATGTCACTTACAGATTAAGTAATAGCGAATTATTCACAAATTCATTACATTGCAATTACTATTCAAAAATACAAGGAACGGCAATTACACCAACTAATCTTGGTACTAATAATGTTGGCATTAGATTTGGTAATGAATTCCCTTATTTAACTCAAAATTCAAATGAATCTTCTCTTAACGCAGGATTTGTTGCCGACACATTTGAAATAATATGTCAGAAAGTAACGGGAGATGTTAGACCAGACCCTTCGGAGTGGAGAGTTATCGATTTTACATCAATGGTTAGTGCAACAACAATTAATGGATATATAACCGTAGAAGGTTTAACAGGCACAACATTTGTTATAACATCTGATGATTATGATAACGCCGAAAACAACATCTATAATTTAAACTATCTGTCATTACCGGAGAATAATTATGCCGGAACTTCGTTAAATTTTGGTGATGAATATTATTTTTATGGAGCGTTAGAAACTGATATTCAAGCAACAATTTATGAAATGAAATATAAAATAAATTTAAGTGCAACTGAATTCCAAGCAAGTTCTAACCCTACATGGTCAAGCACCGTAAAACCATATATTTCAGAAATAGGTCTTTACGATACTGAAGATAATCTTATGATTATATCAAAGCTACAATCACCTGTTTTAAGACAAGGATTACAACAGTTTTTAATTAAATTTGATTTTTAATTAAATATGAAAAAAACACTAAAAGAAAGTCCTAAAGTTTTAGGTCTTGATGTATCTACCCGAACAATTGGATGGGCGTTATTTGATATACAAAGTAGAGAACTATTAGAACTAACACACATATCTCCAGTCCCTAAACCGAAAGAAGAAAATAAAATTAAAGAGTTATTACTTAAAAGTGAAATCTTTAAATCAAAACTTATTCAATATAAAGATTTAGGTATAACTAAAGTTATTATTGAGGAACCATTATTAAATTCTAATAATGTATATACCATTCAAACTCTATTAAGATTTAATACCTTAATCACCAAAGAAATTTATGATGTATTGGGTATTGTCCCTGAATACATTTCAACTTACAACTCCCGTAAATTTGCTTTTCCGGAACTTGTTAAACAAAACGATAAAAACAAATTTGTTTTATTTGGTGGTCTTCCAAAAGATTGTGATAAAAAACAAATTATTTGGGATTTGGTTGCAAAAAGAGAACCTCAAATACAATGGTTATATACCAAAAACAACACACTTAAAAAAGAGAATTTTGACCAAACCGACGCTTACGCTTGTGTTTTAGGACATATGAATCAAGAAAATATCTGGTAATCTTTCATTAATGTTAACATGGACCTCCAGTTGAGGGGTAATAGGTTATATTCCCGCAATATCCGTTATAATTATCTGTCGATATTATAAATTTATATATCATAATTTTTTAATTTAAATTGGATAATCATCATATGATGAAGTTATTTATTCCTACTTCTGATAATGTTATTAGTACTGTCATTTTATTAATTTATATTCATTTTAGTTTTTATACTATCATTGTTGGTGTTATTGTTGGTGTTTGTGTAGGTGTTAAGTTGGTGTTGGTACTGGAAATACAACTATTCCGTTGCTTATTTTATAAAGTAATGTCCGTGTTCCAGAAACACAACCATTTAAACCCAATACATTTTTTATTTCAAAATTATTTACCGGGTCAGTCAAATCGGTTACTTCATAATCTAAAAAGGATGTATACGACATTAAGGTACCATCATTTTCCTCACACCATTCATATGTTGATGAATAGCACACATTAGGTTTAGGACGAATTCTATTCAAATACCCTGCATTGGTGCCCTTTCTTTGTTCAGAGCGGTAATATTGACTACCAATAGCATTACCTATGGTTGGGGGGGTATTTCCGCGCCTAACATATGTTTTAAAACTATAATTTGGTGTTGAAATTTTTTGGTTGATATTATCAATTTTAGTCTTAATCGTAGTATAAGCACCGCTACAAGTTGTACCACTATTAAAACCATTTAATCCTGGTAAAAGAATAACTGTTATTATTTTATTTAAATCATCAAATATAAATGAACCTGATATATGAGTTTCATAGATATACTCCACACCTAATGTATCACCACAAGTTGTGCCAGAAATAATACCTATAGTAAGATATTTGTAATAATTAATATTTGATGGGTCATTAACATAATTTGACATATTTGTTGAACCAGTAATCTCATTATATTGAGTTTTATAAACATTGTAATCAGTAATGTCATCAAAAGTTAATGTTATTGTTGAACCTACTTTAGTTATTGTTGTTCCGGAAATTTGATTTAAACACCCTTGGTAACTAAAAGTTGGCTGATAAAGAAATAGAAAACTGTTGTACAGGGATAACTTCATTGTGTCAATTCTCCGGTTTACATCTCTCACTGATGGGTCAAGAAATGCCCCGTGATATTTAAAGAAGTTATTATTAGTTGTTGTTGCGGTATATGTTGGCGCATTTATAGTGATACCTGAAATCGTTAAAATACAAGAGGATGGATTAGATATGGGTGAATCGAATGTGGCAACCATATTTGAAAAATTATACCCATCTTTACTAAAATTACCATTAAAAAGTGAACCACAATCTAGTGACGCGTAATCGGTTAAACACTTACCCGCAAA